GAACCCAAAATTCGGACAATTGGTCTTTTTCAAAAAACTTTCCCCAAATATGATATGATTTTTCTTTTTCTACCAATAACTTTTCTATATAAATTTGTGAAGGAGTTTCTAACAAATATTTTTCTTCTGCAAACTTTTTAGAAAAGTATGTATCTAAATCAACCCACTTTCTTGCAACCTTTGGTGTTGTTTCAAAGTAATTCACTATATAATCCGCTTGAGCTCGGGTGGGGTAAAACTTTTTGGAGGTTTCTTTTTTCTGTTTTAAAAAAAGTATGTAGTTATTTGCACCACTATAAGAATCAAGTAGTTCGAGCGCTTTGTGTTCAACTAAAGACGATATATTATCCAATTCAAGTCTTTTACTAAAAATAACAATAAAATAAATATTTATCAATAAAACACCCAAATGAAAAGTAATGTTCCTATAACAAGGTTAGGTAAATTTTTTGGAGATCGTGATTTTGAATTGGAAATCGGTATGGGTCAAGAGTGGTTGATCGGAGATATGAACTACACTTGTGTTTTATACAAAATAGATAGAAACAAAATTAAAACCGATGATGTCTATGGTGAAGTTGTTGAGGACGGAATAAAATTCTTACCTCCTGTTGAGTTTAATGCTTACGTAGCAATTGCCGCTCCAACAAATAAAATGATTGGATCGACCAAAATGGATCAAGTGGAGCCAGGAAATATAACGATGTCAGTTTATTTAAAAACATTAGAAGATTTACAAATTGACATAGATTTTGGTGATTATGTCGGTTATTATGATACTGAAAATTTTGTTCGTTATTATACGGTTGTAAATGATGGTCGTGTAGTTTCAGACATCAAACACACGTATAAAGGATATAAACCGTTTTATAGGACTATAATTGCGGCCCCTGTCGGACCAAATGAGTTTAGAGGATTATAAAATAAAATAGATTATTAAAAAAATAATGGGATTACCTAAAAGAGGACCAGTAAAACCAACAATACCTTTGAATTACCCTAAAACTCTTCTTCCACGAAGAGAAGAAATAAAGGATATGATTACAAAGGACGGAACTTATTTACCTAAGTCATTATTACATGCAGATTTAGATAGAGGATTTTTAGATTTTGTAAAAGAAAAATTCAATATTGTTTCTGAAGGAAAAAAAATACCCGTAGTTGATATTTTAATTACAACACAAAATTGGTCTCAATTTGTTGAAACTTGGGACTTTCAAAATATAGATAAGAACTTAGAACCACCATTTTTAACCGTAATCAGAAACCCTGATGTTAAGTTAAATGATAAAAGAAGATATAATATACCCAATAATAGAATGTATTATTATATGGAAGTCCCAACTTGGGACGGAAATAGAAAGGGTGCTAACATTTATAAAATACCTCAACCAATACCTGTGGATATAAAATACACGGTTGCTTTGGTATGTAATAGAATGAGAGAAGTTAATACTATGAACCAAAGAGTTATGGAACTTTTTAATTCATATGAAGCGTATCAGATAATTAACGGACATTATATTCCAATAATAAATGATTCATTTTCCGATGAATCGGTTATGGATTTAGAAACTAGAAAATATTACATTCATAAATATGAATTCACAATGAATGGATTTTTAATTGATGAATCCAAGTTTGAGGTTTATCCCGCACTTTCAAGAACATTTCAAATGTTCGAAGTTGATCAAAAACCTAAAAAAAGACCACAAAGAAAAGAACAACCTCCTGAATTAGAATCAATCATATTTACATACCCAAATAGTGCAACAACTGAAGAAAAACTTTTTGTTTATACTTGTAATTTGTTCTTACAACAAACAACTAATATTACATCGTTTTCTGTGTTTATTAATAATCAATATGTTGGCGATGATTTAGAACTTATACAAATTAATAATGGTGATGAATTAAGAATTGATATAACCGTTGGTTTAACAGGACAAGAACCTTCTGTAACGTTTACTCAGAGTTTAATTTAATTCTCTCCGTATATATCTTTCTTTTCTTTGCATTTTTCCAATATCAAGTTTTCTAAAAACTTATACATTTTAATACCTCGTTTGTCGCAATATTTTTTCAGAATGTTATGGACATCAACATCAATTTTTAAATTTTTTATCTTTTTAACTTCTTTATCCATAGAGTAGAAAAAAGGCAGAATAAAATCATACCAATTTATAAATAGTTTTTTTATTGTAAAGTTTTTGAATTTTTTCAAAGTATTTATAGAAAAAATAAATAATTTAAAAAGTATTTTACAACATGGCAACTAACAGTAAGGTTTTTGTTTCACCCGGTGTATATACTTCTGAAGTTGACTTAAGCTTTGTCGCTCAAAGTGTAGGTGTAACAACATTAGGTATTGTGGGTGAAACTTTGATAGGTCCAGCATTTGAACCTATTTTTATCACAAACTTTGACGAGTTTCAAACGGTATTTGGGGGAACATCTCCTGAAAAATTCGTAAATACTCAAATCCCGAAGTATGAGGCGTCGTATATCGCCAAGGCATACCTTCAACAATCTAATCAGTTATTCGTAACTAGAATTCTTGGTTTATCAGGATATGATGCAGGTCCATCATGGTCTGTAGCAACTGTGGCTAACGTTGACCCATCAACTATTGGTGTTTGGTGTTTAAGCTCTCAAACTTTAACCGCAACTTGTGAAACTGTTTGTGTTACACCAAAAGAATTGTCATTTACAGTTCCTTTTACCGCATGCACAAACTCAACATCAACAATCGGTTATTCTGTTGATTTCCCTGCGGAAATCCAAACTATATTAAACGAACAATATGAAGAATTTAATGGGGACACTTCAACATTGGATTCTCAAATTAGAAATTTAATTTTTGGAATTATAACATCAAATAACCCATCAATTGCGGAAGATGAGCAAATTGCATATTTTGGTTCGATCGCAACAAACGATTATTTAACATTAAGTGGAGCTGGATATACAGGAGAAACTAATGTATTTGATGTTCCATCAGTTTCTTTAGACGACACTAGTTTAAGTTCTCCTTTGAATGATTCTTGGTATTATGCTTTGTTTTCTAATACTGGAAATACAAACTATTCAGGATACTCTTTCTTCACATACGTATCAGGATTGACTCCATTTGTTGTGACCACAACAACAACAATTGCACCTTCGTCAACACCTACACCAACTCCTTCACAGGCTCCTTGTGTGTCTCCTGTTCCATTTACATCACCAACACCAACACCAACTCCTGTTAATATCGATTGTTATTCAGGAACTATTGTTGGTAAGATTTATTATTACACAGGAACATCATATGTTGACTATGATAATGTTGTTGTTGGAACTTTAAGATCAAGAGGTTTAGCAACTTATACAAATGCCGAAAACCCAAGATATTCTGTAACAGGAACATCTGATGTTACTTTAGATATGACTGGTCAATATTCTGCAGTTCTTAAAAACCCATACGCAACTTTTGGTGTTAATGTTGTTGATAGATTCGGAACACCTTACACATTTGAAACATCATTTACACAAAATGATGCTGAATATTGGACAAAAGTATTTGGGGTTACAAACTTCCAAAAACCAAGATTAGAAGTTCCAGTATTCGCAGAAGAAAACTTCCAATCATTCTTAAACTTCGCTTGGAGAAAAGGATATATTAGAGGTCTTAACCCTAACCTAATCGCATTAGATTCGGCACAAAGTGGTGATCCTAACTCAATTGGTTGGTATTTAGATAGATGGCAAACACCATCATCACCTTTCGTGGTGTCAGAACTTAGAGGTAATAAAGTGTATGACTTATTTAGATTCTACACAATTTCAGATGGTGACGGAGCAAATACTTTAGTTAAAATATCAATTGTTAATCAAACATATAACAATTTAACTTTTGATGTATTAATTCGTGACTATTTTGATACAGATGCTAACCCTGTGGTTATTGAGAAGTTTACAAACTGTTCAATGGATCCAGGACAAAACAACTACATCGCAAATAAAATTGGAACTTTAGATGGTGAATACGAGCTAAGATCTCGTTATGTTATGGTTGAAATGTCTGAGGACGCACCAATAGATGCACTTCCTTGTGGATTTAATGGATTTAATTTTAGAAATTACGCAGGAGCACAATCACCATTCCCAATTATTAAAGGTAAATATGACTTCCCTGGTGAAGTTATTTATAATCCACCATTTGGTCTATCATCAGGTAATGATAATTCATTAATAAGCCCAGGAGATAATGTAAGAAGAACTTATTTAGGTATTTCTAACTCATTAGGTTGGGATCCAAACTTCTTCGAATATTACGGAAAAAGAAATCCTCTTAACTCTTGCGATTTAGAAGGTCTTGATTTTAACTTTAGATCGGCTGGTTTCCACATGGATCAAAACGCAAGTGGTTTAACAATCGGACCTGAGTTCTCAACAAGTGGTCAACCAAGATTTGTAACGGGTAATGCTACATTCACAACAGAACCTGAATTCCCAACAAGTCCTTACTATCGATTATTCGCACGTAAATTTACGTTACTAGTTCAAGGTGGATTTGATGGTTGGGATATCTACAGAGAATATAGAACAAACGGTGATGAATTCCAAATTGGTAGAAGAGGGTTCTTAAATGGGGCTTGTCCTTCATCAAGATATCCACAGGCAGTTGGTTGGGGAGCGTTTAAAGAAATCGCATTAGGTGATGGAACTGAGAACTTCGCAAACACCGACTATTATGCGTATCTATTAGGACAACAAACATTCGCTAACCCTGAAGCTACAAACATCAATGTATTTGTTACACCGGGTATTGATTATGTTAATAATAGTAACTTAGTGGAAGATGCGGTTCAGATGATCGAGTTCAACAGAGCTGACTCATTGTATATCACAACTACACCTGATTATGATTTATTCTTACCAACTACAACCGGTATTGATGGATTTATCTACCCAACTGAGGCGGTTGATAACTTAGAAAATACAGGAATCGACTCTAACTATACCGCAACTTACTATCCGTGGGTATTGACAAGAGATAGTGTTAATAATACACAAATCTACATCCCACCGACAGCTGAGGTAACAAGAAACTTAGCGTTGACAGATAACATCGCATTCCCATGGTTCGCTGCGGCGGGTTACACTCGTGGTATTGTTAACTGTATCAAGGCTCGTAAGAAGTTGACTCAAGAAGATAGAGATATTCTTTATGTTGGTAGAATTAACCCAATTGCAACATTCTCTGATGTGGGAACCGTAATTTGGGGTAATAAAACTTTACAAGTAAGAGAATCGGCTCTTGATAGAATCAACGTTAGAAGATTGTTATTACAAGCTCGTAAATTGATTTCGGCAGTATCGGTGAGATTATTGTTTGAACAAAACGACGCACAAGTTAGACAAGACTTCTTAAATGCGGTTAACCCAATCTTAGATTCAATTAGAAGAGACCGTGGTTTATATGACTTTAGAGTAACCGTTTCATCTGATCCTGAGGATTTAGATAGAAACCAATTGACAGGTAAGATTTATATCAAACCTACAAGAGCTCTTGAATTCATAGACATCACGTTCTATATCACACCAACGGGAGCATCATTTGAAAATATATAAGTTGGTTTAAACAAAAAGAAAAGGGAGGTTAAAATCTCCCTTTTTTTATTATTATAATATTTATTAATATGAATTATAAAAAAATTGTAAAAGAAATAATTACGGAGATTTTTCAAGAACAATTAAAACCAAGTATGAAATATTATGCGTTTGATTGGGATGATAATCTTATGTATATGCCAACTGAAATTTATTTAAAGGATGATAATGGAAAAAGTGTTGGTATGTCTACTGAAGATTTTGCGGAATATAGAACAGAAATTGGAGTTGACCCTTTCGAATACAAAGGACATACTATTGTTGGTTTTGATGATGAAGCTTTTAGAGACTTCAGAGTTACCGGTGATAAAAAATTCTTAGTTGATTCAATGAAAGCACCGATAGGACCCGCTTGGAACGATTTTGTTGAGGCTGTTAATAACGGTTCAATTTTTGCAATTATTACCGCAAGAGGTCATACACCATCGGTTCTTAAAAGAGCGGTCTATAATTTAATCAACTCAAACAAACACGGACTTAATAAAAAAGAAATTGTTAAAAACTTAAAAAAATATAGAGAGTTGGCCGATGAAGACGAATTAACTGACGATGAACTAATTAGAGTTTATTTAGATATGTGTCGTTTCCATCCGGTTAGTTTTGGTGAAGGATCTGCTGCTAACCCTGAAGAATTAAAAGTTCTTGCAATGAAAGAATTTATGATGTATGTCCAAAACTTATCAAAACAACTTCAAGAAAAGGCATTTATGAAAAATAAGATAAGTAACTATTTTATACCTTATGTTGGATTTTCAGATGACGATTTAAGAAATGTTCAAACGATGAGAAAACATTTTACAAATAAAGATGACTTAAAAATTTATCATACTAGTAAAGAAGGAAAAACATCATATGAATAACTAGTCCGGTCTAGTTATGAATATATTTTTAAAAAACCGAAAGTAAATAGAAAAAAATACAAGTAGAGTATATTTATAATAAACAAAATAAAAAAAATTAAAAAAAGAAAATATGGCTGATTTATTAATGAAAATGCCGATTCCCTATGAGCCAAAACAAAATCATAGGTGGATTTTAAGATTCCCAAGTTCATTAGGAATTAACGAATGGTTTGTTCAAACAACTGCAAGACCAACTTTAACAGTTAATAGTGCGGCTATAAAATTCTTGAACACCAACACAAATGTCGCCACAGATTTTACTTGGGGTAAAATTGCGGTTACATTTTTGGACCCTATTGGTCCGTCAGCAACTCAGGCAATTATGGAGTGGATAAGATTATGTGCTGAATCTGTAACAGGTCGTATGGGTTACGCCGCAGGTTATAAAAAGAATGTGGATTTAGAAATGTTAGACCCAACGGGAGTTGTTATTGAGAAATGGATTTTACAAGGAGCATTTTTAGATGGATATAATGGTGGATCGCTATCATATGCATCACCTGGTTTATCAACAATAACCACAAATTTAGTTGTCGATAGATGTATTTTAGTTTATTAATTTTTTCATAATTCAAAGAAAAACCTTCACTATTTACAAGTGGAGGTTTTTTTTTATTTTTAAATTAAAAAAATATGGACACTAATAATAACTATGAACAGATGAACTTTAATTTACCCCATGACGTAATACAATTACCAAGTGGAGGTATATTTTACAAATCTAAAAAGAAATCAATAAAAGTAGGGTATTTGACTGCACAGGATGAAAATCTTTTAGCAAATTTTGACCCCAAATTGTCTGTTAATGAGTCAATAGTCTTACCATTATTACGTAGAAAAATTTATGAAAAAGATTTAAGAGCCGATGAATTAACTGATGGTGATGTTGAGGCCGTATTATTATTTTTAAGAAACACATCTTTTGGTCCTGAATACACAATTGGAGTTAAAGATCCGGTAACCGAACAACAATTTTCCGCAAAAATAATGTTAGACGAATTGAACATTCGAAAAACTAATCAAAAACCTAATGAAGATGGTATGTTCACAGTAAAACTACCTATGTCTAAAAATGAAGTTGTTTTAAAAATGATGACGTTGGGGGATAGAGTCAGTTTAGAACAAGAAGTTAGAAATTACCCAATCCAATCCGCAAGTCCTGTAGTAACGTCAAGATTAAATAAACAAATAGTTTCGTTAAATGGAGATACTGATAGAATTAAAATTGCCACTTTTATTGAAAGTATGCCAATTGCAGATTCTAAATTCATTCGAAGATTTGTATTAGATAATGAACCTAAACTAGATTTAACAAAAGAAGTAATAGCCCCGTCAGGAGAAAGAGTAATGGTTGACATTACCTTTGGGGTGGAGTTTTTTCGGCCTTTCTTATCAATATAGAAAAATCATTTTAGACGAATTTTATTATTTCTCTAAAATATTCAGAACTCAGTATAGTGAGTTTATGAATATGCCTACCTATGTTCGAAAATATATCATCGATAAGTTTATTGAGGAGAAAGAAAAAAACTAAAAAAAAAATATTTATTTCTATATAATAAATTATGACAGATGATACTACAACTGATAAAGGATCATATTTACCTAAAGATGTTGTTACAGAATGGAAAATAAATCCACTCGGAGCTTTAGAAACAATTGGTGAAATTGGTAAAGCTGCCTCTCAAGCATTTAACATGTTTGACGGAGAACCCTTAAAATTTTTAGATGAACAGGCAACATCAGTTCAAAACTCGTTTGGTTTAACCAAACAAAGAATGGGTGAATTCAAAAATTTAATTGCCGATACAATACCTGAATTAACAAAAATGGGTATTTCTCAAGACGAAGCTTTAAAAACAACAACAGAGGCTATGAGTGCTATGGGAACCGCAGCGTCTATTGGTCAAGAAGCTATTGTTGATTTGGCCGCAACAAGTAAAATAACGGGAGTTCAAGTAAAAGATTTGGCGGCAAATTTCAGGGAAGTTGGAGTTTCAATTTATGATGTTAGTGATCAAATGAAAGATGTTGTTAATTATGCTAAAAGTGTGGGTGTATCAGTTAGTGGTGTTGCAGGAAAAGTTTCAGGACAACTCAAACAAATGAACCTATTCAATTTTGAAAACGGTGTTGGTGGATTAACTAAAATGGCAGTTCAATCACAAAGATTGGGTGTTGATATGGCTAAAACCTTTGCCTTAGCGGAAGATTTAATGAGTCCTGAAAGGGCAATCGAAATGTCATCAGCACTCCAAAGATTAGGAGTAACATCAAGTGAGTTATTAGATCCTCTAAGAGCTATGGATTTGGCGCAAAACAATCCTGAAGAATTACAAAATCAAATGGTTGAACTATCTAAACAATTTACCAAATTCAATGAAGAAACTGGTAAAATGGAAATAATGCCAGGTGGTAAACGAAGATTAAGAGAAATTGCAAAAGAATTAAAAATGGATGCCGATGAATTTGCATCTATGTCAATTAAGGCTGCTGATTTTGATAGAAAACTATCACAACTTAAATTACCTGATTTTGCTTCTGAAAGTAAGGAAACCAAAGAATTAATAGCATCGATGGCTCAAATTAAAGATGGTGTTGCAACAATAAATATAAAAGATGAAAAGACAGGTGAAGTTGTTTTAAAACAAGTTGATCAACTAACACCGGAAGATATTGACAAATTAAAAGTTTCACAAGAAGAAAGTTCAAAAAGTGTTGAAGAATTGGCTTACGATCAATTAACCGAATTACAACAAATAAATTCCGGTATTAATGGAGTTAGAGCTTCGGCAGCCTTAGGTAGAGCTACTTCAGCTCCCGTGGAAAAATTGTTTAAGGCGATGATGGACTCACAAAAAATAATTTCAAAAGAAGCTGGTGAACGATTCACAACAAAAGGGGTTAGGTCGGATGTGAGTTCATTAACCCAACAATTCGAGGATTATATAACAAAAGGAATTTCTGGTGATAAAGAAGGTCAAAAAATGGCGATGGATCAATTTGGTAAAAATTTAGTCGCCTTAGAAGAGAAAATGATTGTATCAACTCAGAAATATTTTGAAGATGTTGTTAATAAAATAGGTCAAAATTTTAAACAAGCATACGAAACACCAAAAGAAACTAAATCTGTTGTTGATTTTAATATAAAAAGTGAAGTTAAAGTTAATGGTGATGAAAATACAAAAGATTTGAGTGCTGAATCTTGGGATAGAATATGGAATCAAAAATTAAACGATCCTGTATGGTTAGAAAATTTTAAAAGAATATCTAGTGGATCAAATCAACCTAGTGCTACAGTCGGAGCAAAAATACCTTAATAATAGATTTTATAAAAAATACTATTATTATCTATTTATAATAAAAAAACATGGCCGAAAGCTTTTTGTCATTTGGTAATTCAGAGAGTTTTAGAAAACAACTTTTGGTAAGAAATTTACCCCCATATAATGTGCCCGGTTCTTATACCTCACCTGAAAACCCAATAAATTATGAAACCAATCTTTCGGTGTATAATGTTGTTGATTCACCGAACAACTTAGTTTCTACGAATTTATTCGCTAACGATCTATACCCCTTAAATGAATTTGGACCTGAGGGTGGATTTGGTAACCCAATAGGTGTTAACGTAACACCAGTATTAAATCCAAATCAAGGACCTTATTACCCTAAGTCAGAAACAAATTTAGATATTATTAATGAATTTTATATTGAATCTGCGTATGTTACAAATAAATGGGGACCTACTGGTGGGTATAAAGATTTAGTAATAATTACTGACTTATCGTCAATACAAAATATTTATCAACCATATTGGGATCCTGGATATTTTAATTTTTCTTCATACCCCACTTTCAATATTGTATTTCAAGATGACCCAACCGGATCAAATGGACCTTTATCACAAGATACATTTTTAGCTCAGATTGGTGCGTCACAATTGAAGTTTGCTTTTAATGAAAGGATTGCACAAGAAATTAATCAAGCGACTGTTGGATCAATTAATTTAGACACAATAACCGATCCTTTTTCTGCGTCTCTTTTAGCGACAGGACAACAACCATTTTTTATTAGAGATTGGAGAATTACTGTCCCTGAAAATCCGGCTTTGGCCACTGTTGCATTGGCGAATAGATTAACTGGTACTTATTTTCCTGTTTCGTTTATACCGGGTGATTATTTTGAGGAAAATAATCTATATACCAATCCACAACAAACTAGTAATGCGTTAAATACTGTAAATAATTTAACAGGTGGTTTATTATCACCAATATTAAATAAAACTAGAAATCCTTCCGAAATATTTGTTGCAAATACAGGAAACGGAACCAGGTCAGTTTTATTTGCGGCACTTAACTATAATCAATATCGACCTTCGTATAATATTGGATTTATACAAGGTTTAGCTACTTTAGGCAATGCTCTTGTTGGTCAAGACTCTCCTGCAAGTGGTCAATACTACGTTGGAAGTCCAAACGCCGAACCTAGTCAAATTGATTCACCACCTAATCAAGTTCCTGTTAATCAGTTTGGAGAACAACAAGCAACTATTGTTTATGGACCACAAGAATTGGGGGTTCTATATGAAGGTAATATAGAATCAATTAAATTTGGTTTAGCTGGTAAATCGTATAGTGATGGTGGAGGGACATCAGGACAATTAGTTTGGACCTCACCTAAATATAAACCAAACGCCGGATTTAAGGCAACTCCAGGTGGAGGAACGGGTTCATTAGATGATGAATTTAATCAAATATCTGCCGATTACTTACAATACCAATCAACCGACATAGATTTTAAACCTGGATCTATATTAGATGTTACACAACAATTAGTAAATTCAGCCGATTTAGTTCAAGGACAAACAAGATTAAAACATGTAGGAAACGCAATAAACCAAGTTTCAAAAGTTTTTAATGACGGATATAAGGAGTTAACAAAAGGATCTAGAGTTCTTTCATATGTTGATCAAACAGACGGAACTCAGGCTGGTATTGAATATTGTAGAGTATTTCAAAAAGATACACCATATTACACATATGCTGACTTACAAAAAACCGATGGTATTACTACGGAAGGAAGGAGATTCGAATATTCAGTTTTTGATAAAACATATAATTTAAATATTGCACCTTTAAGAACACCAGGATCTACCAACATAGTTGACGGTAAAGTCAAAAAATATATGTTATCAATAGAAAATTTGGCATGGAGAACTTCTGACAAACCAGGATTCACCTATGATGAATTACCCGTGTGTGAAAGAGGTCCTAATGGAGGTCGAATAATGTGGTTCCCACCATATAATCTCAAATATAGTGATACACCATCAGTTAGCTTTACCCCAACCGAATTTTTAGGTAGACCAGAACCAATTTATACATATAAAAATTCATCACGAGCAGGAACTTTAAGTTTTACCATTTTGGTTGACCATCCATCGGTTATGAATACTGTAATCGAAAAACAACTTAAAGGGATTTCTAAAGAAAGAATACAAAGTGTTGTTGATTCCTTTTTCGCGGGTTGTGTTAAATATGATATATATGAATTGGCAACAAAATTTAATAATCTAAGTCCTAATGAACTTTTTACGTATCAAGAGATATTAAATAACCCTAGATTAACATCTGAAGAACAAATACAAGTTTTAGAAAGTATTCCATCCAACCCGGCAGCAACAACCACAGAAAGTGTTACAGGTGCTAATAAACTTCCGAATACAACAAATGATGGAGAAACTAAGGCTGAAAATCCACCACCTGATTATAATTGGTCAAAGTATGAAGGTTTAGGTTTTTATTTTGAAAATGATGTCCCTGGTGGGCCTAACGGAACTAAACCTGGAGAAAATAAAAATGGTGGAACAGCACAGTTTCCATTTGACACTTATTATAATCAATATATTGGGTTAGAAAATGTTTATCTACAGAAGGCACCTCAATTTGTTAATTCAGACGGATCAATATTTTCCGCATCAGGAATTAATAATTTTTTTAGTGAAGTTATCGAAGGAAACTTTAATCAAATACAAAGTGAATTATTAAAACAAATTGATGATGTTTTAATAAAACAAAAGGGATCAATCACCATAACCATGATTGGTTCTGCATCTGCACCACAAACAGAATCTTATAATCAAAAATTATCTGAAAGAAGAATTGATTCTGTCACAAAATGGTTTTTAAGACAAAAACTTTCAGATGGATCAACAATTGAACAACACGGTGATAAGTTTAAAATAATCCCAAATCCTCAAGGGGAAATAACGGCAATACCAAAAACAGTAAGTTTAGCTACGGCAACTACAGAAACAAATGATATTAGTGTTACTAATGCTCAAGGTGGGGATGTTTTAAATGCGAGTATTAATTGTAATGTTAATAGTTTTGCGGTGACCGCTAATGGTGTTAAAATACCTGATACCACAACTCCTAATGAAGCTCAGTGGTATAGTATACCTGCCATGGCGTGTAGACGAGTTGCAATTCAAAAAATTGAAGCAACAATCCCACCACCTGATAAACCAGTAACCGATGAAAATCCTGGTGATAATGGAACTGTTGTTAATAACTCACAAGATGTTTTAACACAAGTCACACAAAGTATTAAACCTGAACCAAAAATTACTATTGAACAAAAAATTAAAGAAGGTATAAGTAAAAAAATACTAAGAAGTTTATTTACCGAATGTGATTATTTTGAAGTAATCAAAGAAACCGATCCGATGGTTTATGATAGCATTAAAGATAGAATTAAGTATTTTGACCCAACGTTTCATTCCATGACACCAGAAGGTTTAAATGCTAGATTAACATTTTTAAATCAATGTACTAGACCTGGTCAGACAATTCCTGTTATAGGACCTGATGGTCGACCAAAATATAACGACGCATTAAATACTTCATTTGGAGCGCCTCCAATTTTAGTAATTCGTGTTGGTGACTTTTATCACACAAAAGCGGTTCCGACATCATTAACATTATCATACGATAAAGCAAATTTTGATATAAATCCTGAAGGAATAGGATTACAACCCATGATGGTGGAAGTTAGTTTAGGGTTTAACATTATTGGTGGTATGGGTTTAAAAGGCCCTGTTGATGAATTACAAACCGCATTATCATTTAATTATTACGCAAATACTGAAATATACGATGAAAGAGCAACCGCAACAGAAGACACTAGTAAATTAGACAAATACGTTGTTGAACAAATAACAGGAGGACTTCCGCCTATATCACAACAGCAACAAGCTCAAATTAACAGCGTCCAACCAAAAAAAGGAGGATCAACCATAGGACAAATAGTTAGTGATACTGAAATGGATTATAGTGTTTTATATGAATCATTACAATCTAAAATTCAGGAGTATTTTAAATCATATTTTGAAACACTTGAAAAATTAAATAACACATATTCATATGGAGCGTCGCAAATAGCGTTAAAAAATAGAGATTATATAAAAGGAGAAATTAGTGAATTTACACCACAGAAAAAAGAAATTGAAATTTACGGTAAAAGTAATCAATATCAAAAATTAATCGAACAATTAAAAGGTGAAATTTTAAAAGATATAGAAAGTAACGATAATCCAATTTACAAGTCATTACCTGATTATGTAAAATCAAGTATGACTAATAAACAAAGAAGAGAGTTGGAAGAAAAATTAAAATCTATAGTAAACGTTCAGCAAGAGGAAATGTTAAATAAATTAACAAATGATACATCAAGTTTGGTGACTATCGAAAATGAGTTAAATTTTATTTTTAGACAACTTGATGTTGTTTCATCAGGTTTAGACGGTGAACTATTACAAACTAATGAACCAAAATTATATGATTTGAGTGGGGATACATTTTTTAATATTACAAGTTCCGAGTCAATTTTTGGTGTTTACACCACAAGTTTGAAAAATACGATTGATGATTATAATAATTTATTATTAACAAATAATGTTACAAAAGATTTATATTACGAAAAACAATCAACCGTTAGTAATAACAATAATTGCGAGTTTGATACTTTTTGGGGTATTTGTTCATATAACAGATTTGCAAATTATATGACACCCATATTTTTAACACCAGATAAATTTACTCAGTTTCAAAATATTATAACAGAAGGTCCCGAAATAAAACAAGACATCAATTTGGTTGAACAATTAAAAATATCATGTGAAAACTTCAAAAACCTTTGTCAAAATTTTCAAGAATATACAAAAAAATTCTTTAATAATGTATCTGGTGATGAACGATATGTTCAGGCAACAACATGGAAAATACCCGACAATACGGTTAAAAAATGTAATTATAATACAAACGTTACAAACGACGTTAACGATAAAACAAAAAGAATAAAAAACCTTTATTCTAATAACAATCTAAACGATAAGAAAGATACCTTCAACGGAAAAGTAACACTTAATTAATATGGCACTTCAATACTGGAATAGATATACTGATTTTTTACTTAACGGACAACAAACTGTGGTTCCTTATATTCAATTACCAACTAAAACCACAGATAAAAATTTTATTTATAAAGTTGGTCAATCTAGACTTGATAAAATATCTCAACAATTCTATGGAACCCCATATTTTGGATGGTTAATACAGGCCGCTAATCCACAATATTCGGGTAGTGAATTTTCAATACCTGATGGTGCAGTATTGACAATTCCATATCCTTTAGTAGCTTCATTACAGGACTATAAAAACACCTACGAAAACTACTTCTTCTATTATGGCAGGTAACCAAGAAAATATTCTTGTAGAATTTGATTACGATAACATTACTTTAATTGATCCCAATAGTGTTATTGATGAATTTGGTAATGTTAAAGAACGACTTGTAAAACAAGAAGACTTAGTTATTTATGCGAATTTAGAATGTAATGTTTTACCTAGAACGAAATTGGCGGTTGGATCTGCAATGAATGATTCTCAAAGGACTATATCTGTTGCTAAGATTAATTTTTTAAATCCTGGAAATAAAAAATTCTTAAATACTTCTTGGTCTGATGAGTTAACAGGTAAAGATACTTTACAAGGTAAAGGTGTTAATCAACCAAATTTAAAAGCCGTAAAAAATCCTAACGACTCGAATGACTATTATATAACACAAAATACGTTATCAAATGGACAACCTGGTGCGGTAGACAACGGTTTATTAGGTATTAAAAATATCCAAATTAGTTATGATACAAATTTTTTACCGACAATAGTGGTCCAACTTGAGGATGTTAAAGGACGAGCTCTTTTTGAAGGGGGAAATAGTTCTCCATATTCCGCTTTTTTCCAATTACCATATCCTCAATTTACTTTAACAATTAAAGGTTATTATGGAAAGGCTGTAAAATTACCAATAATGTTACAATCGTTTACCTCAAAATTTGAAAATACAACAGGTAATTATTCAGTAACGTTAAAATTTTTAGGATATAAATATACATTATTATCATCTGTTAGTTTTGCTAATTTAATGGCGGTTCCTCATATGTATAATAATGTTGTATCACAAAATACTGTAACAACCGAACAAGGAACAAATACTAATGAAAATACATTACAAAGCCCAACAATCGTTAGTAGAGGATATCAAAAAATGAAAGAAATATATTCAGATTATAAATCTAAAGGTTTAATACCTGATGATTTTCCTGAAATAACATTAAACCAACTTAATTATAGATTACAAGTATTCATTAAAGATGTTTTAGATACTTACGCCAAGGAAAATATGGGTGCGTTAACCACAATGACCGAATACACCAATAATTTAATTGATTATCAAAAAGAAGTTTTTACTAGTGTAAGTTCGTGGTTTAACAAATATATGGATGTGAAAAACCCTATCATATTAAAAAGTGGACAAAAAGTTTACACGTTTAAAAAAACGTTAAGTGATAGTCAAAAAAAACAAGATCTAACAACAGAATTAGATTCAATTATAAAAAAATTCAACACAAAGTTGAATGAAAACGGTATTTACGGAACTAATGGAAGTTATACTGTTGGTAATAAAACAATTAAAACACAAATACCGATAAATATCAATTTGAAGACTTGTCAAATTTCAGGTCTAACTTTGAACGATATTGATAGTGTAAAAACATTTAGTGCTCAAGAAAACGCACCAAAAGGAAATATATCACCACCAAATACACCGCAATCGGCATTGACAAAAACAGATTTGGCTTATGTTACATTTCTAACTAATTTCCAATCAACATTTAATGGTGTTAATGAAACTTATTATTTTTTTGAAGGTCAAAAGTCTTTTATGGACACCACAGATCAAATTGGTAAAGAAGCTTCAAAAATTAGAACTCAAGTTGAACAACAAATTACTGAGAATTTAGCAACAAAGTTTAGTCAAAAAGGGGATAAAGGTTTAGGATTCTCACCATCTATTAGAAATATTTTAGCAATTTTTTATTGTCAAGGTGAAGCATTTTTAAGACTGATGGATGAAGTCCATAAAAAAGCGTGGGATCAAAGGGAAAATCCATATAGACGAGCGGCAATATTTGGTAACTCATCAACAGCACCAAGTGCTGACATAACATCCTCAACACAAAATAATGAACCAATTTATCCGTGGCCACAAGTTATACAAGAAACCACAGGTGATGACGGAAAAGAAAGGTTTGAAATAATATACCCTGGGTCACAAACAGTTGCCAGTTCATATAGATCTTATAACCCTGAAATTTGGCCTGAAGTTGAATTTGTGGAACAATTTATAAAAGGTTTTACTCAAAGACAAACTGACGCTAATGCTCGTGGTGCAGAATCCGATCAATCAGATCAACAGCCTTTAAGACTTTCTTTAAATGCAATCGATTTTCCCGTTTCAAATGAAGTTTTTCAAAATAAAGAAGAAACCAAATATTTTTTCGAAATATACGAAAGACTTATGTTAAACTCGTATTATTCATTATTCAATAGACCGTCTGGTTATAATTCGGCAATTTATGAAGTTGAATCAGGTAATGAAGGGACAAATATTTTAAAAAGTTTGGGTAATGATAATCCATTTTTGGCAAAAACGATTAAAGAATATTTGTTGGATGGGACAAATTATTTACCATTTTTACGACACATATCAAATGAAGGTCAAGGTGATAGTTGGCAATCATTTATTAGAGGTGAATTTACAACTCCGTATATTAAAAATGATGTTAACAATCCAAGTGTATTATTTAATTCTGATATTTTATTATCCACGAAATCACAACCTAGTGTTTCTTTAGTTAATAATAAAGATTTAGTTAATTTAGAAAATTACATGACATTATCTTCATCAAATAATGAATTCGTTTTTGGTGATACATACCCAATTATTGATTTGAAATGGGATAGGGATAATTTGGCGAATGGTAAAAGTTTAAATAATGCAAACGAAGCATTCGATACTAAACAAGTTTTGGAGTATAATGATATCCACAAGACAATAACTAATTTTGATATTGATGATAATGATACAACCAAAAGACCAATAACACACTTTAATTATAGTAATCTAAATACAACTTTAGAGACCACTAACCTTAAAACTTTTTATCAAAATAGACAATTAAAAGATCAAGTTATAACCGAAGGTAATTTGTTCTACAAGAATTACACTAATTATCTAACCGATAACCAAACAACCTCAATGTTGAATACCCCATATTTTATTAACGCAATTCAAAAAGGTGTATTTAACTATAGATATAAACAAAATGATCCATATCCATATAAGTTAGCTGCATATTTATTTCTTAATAGTTTACCACTAGCAACACTTAGAGAAAAATATGTGTCTAAAAATGGTGAATCAACAACTGACTTAAGTTATATCCTATCAACTTTTAAAAAGTTTGGGGCCGTTCATAAAATACCTTACGCTTGGATTTTAAAATATGGTTCTATTTGGCATCGATATAAAATATATAAAGAAACTAACGTTGATATTTTAGATGAGGTTTGGACTGATTTTAATTATAAAGAAAATTGGGATCCTGTAAATTCGGCAACAACTTTATCGTATAATTTAACTATTGATGGAACACAAAGAAATTTGGTCTTAGATGATACAACAGGATCACAACCTTTTACCGACATTAACACCGGATTTTATCCACAATTAGTTGACGATTTTAGTGTTTTTCTACAAGGTTTGAAAATTTTTAGCGGTAAAACACAAGTTCAGGGTAATGTTATTAGTAAAGAATTGACGGGAACATGTTCTACATATGTTGTTACTGGGACTTGTTCCACCACAGGAACTGGAATTACAATTAATTCCATATCTAAAGATTATATAAAAGTTCCTGATTCTATTTTTATCCCACAATTAAATACAAATATTCAGTTAGTATCACAAACAAGTGGAGTTTCAGGTGGAACTGGAACATATACAACACCTTTAAATTTTAATGCATCATTTAATAATTTGAATTTTGTTTTAGGTTCGTTTGCCGATATAACTAACAACAATTCTATACCAATTCAAGTCGGTAATATCTTAGAAGGACCGACATCAATTTCTACCATTACTATTACAAGTGTATTTAGTGCTTCAACAGGGACAACATCAATATTTGAGGTAAGTAGTATTTCTGCCGAAACATTCAACTATAAAGTATTAAACCCACCATTACAAGTTTTAGATATTGATAGTAATGTTTTAGTTTCGGGGTCTATTTTAAATGGACTAAATCTTAATGGTGATATTAAAATACTTTCACAAATATCGGGAGTAACCGGAGGAATTGGTTTATATAATATATCAACAGTCCAGCCACCAACACAATCACCATTTGTCGTTCAAGGGGCATATATCCAAGGAATTGGATCTCAACAAATACAAAATTTAATTAATAATGGTAAACTAGTTTTACTTAATACAACCAACTCGACAATTTTTGAAAATCAAGGATTTGATACAAGTAATTTACAAAGATCTATGAGGGTTAGTCCTTGGTCTACGGTTATAAGACAAATTACAGATTCTAATTTTTATTATGTGGTTCCTTCTTTTGGGTCTAATATTAATCAAGCAAAAGATGAAGCTTTTAAAAACGGAACTATGAAAGTTGAATTATCTAATAACCCATCGTTATTTAATGGTAGTGTTAGATTATTTTGGAACATACCACAATATGGTTGGTTTGATAATAGTAAATTAAAGAAAAACAATCCAGAAACTTATTTAAAAACAATATTAAACGAACAAAAAGACCAACAAAATTTTTCTATTTCAGGTGACGATCAAGACTATACTAATTTTGAAGAGTTGTTTACAACATTTGATATAAAAACATTAGATTATTTTGAATCTGAGTTTTTAAACTATAGTAGATCTGTTTATGATTATGTCGATACCTTACCTGAAAATAAAACATATGAAATAGAATCAACAAATAATGAAACAAATCCCGATGGAACAACGTCTTTAGAATCAGACAAAGGATTTAAAAACTTCCATTACTTTATGAGGGAATTGTTGAAAGTTGGAGTCCCTATCGGTAGTTCTCCTGAAACAAAATTGGAAAGTATAATACAAAGCCAAAATGATAACTTTCAAAAACTTTTAACATCTTTAATGAATTATGATGTTGTATTTAAACATGGAAATCCTTCGAATTTTAATAGAAGACTATTTTTAACATTCTCAACTAGATTTATTGAAGACCCTATAATTTATAGTCCATATGTTTTTGGTAATTTACCACCACAAGTTTCATTACAAGGATCACAACAACAAAATCCCGAAACTTGGAAAGCCTTATTATTTTATGTTGGTGAATCGTCAATACCCGAATTGGAATATAAAAATAGCGGATCATATATAACAGATTTTTTTATAGATTTAAATGTATCGTTTAATGAAAAAAATGTTAAAGAGTTCGCACCACTTATTAAAATATACGCTAGTGAAAAATTAAAAGATAATTCTTTAAATTATAATAAGTTTTATTCTTTGATGGATAATTATTTTACTCAATCAGAAACATATATTAATAATGTGATAAACACAATGTTACCTTATGTTAGAAAACAACTACCAAATATAATTTTAACCGCAGCTAATGAAAATAATCGTGCACCATTAGAAGCCGGTTATACAGAACAAACAAGAACTGAACTTTGGGATACTTTTAAGGCGTTAAACGATACTTGGATTTCTGGTTTTGATTTAAGTAATAAGACTCTTTTTGAGGATGTTATGTTAGTTGATAGAGCCAGTCGAGATTTGGGGGATAAGATATTGGTTGATATTTTTGAAATACAAGATCTAATACAAGGCGGAAATTATAAAAACACACTTTTGGACATGGTCACAACAATTTTAGTCCAAAACAATTTCCAACACTTTATGTTACCGTCATTTGTTAATTTCTATAATGTTCAGGATGCGCAAAAAAACCCAACACCAAGACCTGAGGGAACGTTGGACTTTGCTAATACATTATTTGGGACTTTCTTAAATGTGGACTATCGAGAAAGTTCACCAAAATTTTTATGTTATTACACAAATCCTGGTAGTCAATATCCTGAAATGAAAGATAATCCTGATTTTAAATATCGAGACGACGCATTTGATCTTAGACGTGCTAGTGATAATCCTTTGATTGAAAATCAAACAAGTAAAGTTGATTGGGATAAATCTAATAAAGTTGTTGGATTTAATATTGATTTTGGAAGACAAAATCAACAGGTCTTTAGAAGTTTTAATGTTTCCCAAGATGTCGGTAAACCAACTTCGGAATCTTTAGAAATGTTAAATCAAATGGCGAATTCACAAAAAAATAGAAGAACCACAACACAATCCGTTTCATTATATAATATTTACAAAAATAGAAGTTACAAATGTAGTGTTGAAATGTTAGGTTGCGCACTTATACAACCTATGATGTATTTCAATTTGAGAAACGTTCCAATGTTTTCAGGACCATATATGATAACAAGTATCCAACATAATATATCTCAAGGTGAATTTAACACCACATTTGAAGGAACAAGACAATCTGTTTTTGCATTACCTAAAATAGATAATTTTTTACAAAGTTTAAATGTGAAAATTCTATCAACAATACAAGAAAAATATCAACAAAGAGAAAAACAAAATAAAAACAAGTCTGAAAATATAAAATCACAACAAGAAAATATATTGGCAAATATAAAATCAGAAGAAAAGTTAACTA